GAATACTCCTCCCCAATTGTTCTTACGGAATTCTAATTCGCCCTGCTCATACCATGTGAATTTAACAGTGCTTAAATCCCACCATAGTTTACCAACATGCTCATCTATCCAGTTGGCATTGGTATTGTTAACTGTTCCTGCATTACCAATAGAATAAATTGCCGGATCGCTTAATGATTTGTAACTTAATTCTTGTGCGGCAGGCCCAGGAATATAGCCTTTAACAGGATCAATAATTTCTAAATAATCCCGAACTTGAGAGGTTGTATCATCAATAGTGTATGCTTTCTGTACCTTAGAAAGGTCTACAAGATCAGGTTCTTGTCTTAGTAAATCCCAACTATTATTATAGTTTGAATTTAGATCAAATATGTAAATACCGCCCGACTGTGTAGTCACGTTAGACAAGCCTGGTGCCCCTACAATTATAACGCTATCGGTCACTGCAACAGAAGAACCGTATACACTTGATTCTTCCACTGCCGGGTTAGAAATTTCTTGACCATATACAAACATATCTTGATATCTATCAAATACAAAGGTAGATCCTGACGATTTTAGATCGCCGTGGAACAATGTAGATTTAGAATCGAATGTTGTTGCATTGGTCGATGTTGTAGAAGCAGGGTCGTTTGTATAGTCAGTTGAAACAGTAGTTAAACGTTTTGAATATACATCAAATGTTACCGGCTTTAATGCTCCAATGCCTGAAACAGTTAATACATTTCCTGTAGGATCAATACCAATGTCTGTTCCAAATTCTACACCTAAATTATTATATGGGCTAGTAACAGTCTGACTATATTCATAATGGTAGGTCGCAGTATTCAATGTCATTACAAATACTTTACCTATCTTAGTTCCATTAGAAATAGATCTAGGTGCAGTAATAAACAAATATGTGCCATCTTGATTTAATAACACTTGACTTGCAAAACCAGAACCTTTAAGCACAGTATCGTAAGGTGCTAGGGTATCTACAGTAATAGATTGTGTCAATATTTGATTATGATAGATATAAACAGTACCAGTGCTTAACGCAGGACCCGGAGCCGCAATAGCCATAATCGCACCATCATTGCTAGTTGCAATCGATGAACCAAAAGCATCTGTAGGAAGATTTCCGTGAGTAATTGTAATAGGAGATTCAAAAGTTAATGTGCTGTCACTGTTAACAGAATAATCAAATATGTGAATAGAATTCTGTCCAGGACTAGAAATCACAAATGAATTATTATTTTGAACAATACTATATCCAAACTGCGCATTTGATGCAGGAGTTGGACTTACTAGCACATAAGGATTAGTTACATTTGTTGTTGTAAAATTAACATTAACAATTTTTACAACACCTTGATTTACATAAGAAGATGCCGTACCTGTAGTTCCTGCAAAATTACTACCTGTAATATGTCTAACCAAACTTGCTTTAGGTGCACCTATTGTTACATAATTTGTCAAACCATCAACTATTAAACTTTGACCGAAACTTGAATCTGTAGTTGAATTGACATAAGTGTTTCCGCTATGTTCATTTAAAGTCAGTTGGGCAACATTCACTAAACTATTACCTTGACCATCTTTTCTATATACATAAACTTTACCGTAACCTGTAAAGATAGAATTAAAATAAGGAGAAGATACTGCCAATTTTGTTCCATCTACAGAACTTGCAACAGTAGCACCATATTGTTCATTTGGTCTTACTGGGAATGAATACGTAGGTGATGAAACAGCACTAGGAATATAGGCGTTAACTTTTTCAAATACACCCCAGCGATTATTTGCATCATTATCTACCCAAATGTTTTCGCCTTCTTTTAAATCATTTAAGAATTCAAAATTATTTAAATCATCAAATGTGTTAAATCGTACACTGGCAAATTTAAATAGCAACCCCACGCCGGGTGTTAGGGTAGGAGAAATTAAAGTTAAATTAGAAGCAACAATAATTTGATTTACGTTAGGAACAGATTGTACCTGATATACACCATCAATACTAGGATCTAACTGACTAACAGATATTAAATCGTTTACACTTAATTTGTGTGGAAGATTTGTAGTTAATATTATGTTTGATCCTGGGAAATTAATTGCGGCCGCTGTAATATTAGTAGGAACTTTAGAATAACGTAAAACATCCCAACTGCCATCTTCTCTAAAGCCAACCCATATTGTGTCGCCTTCGTTGATATTTCTATTGTTAGCAATGTCTAATAAACTATATTTGTTAAATGCAGTAGATGTTACATCATCAAGACGAACATAACCTGCAACAGGCAACATGCTTGTGTAGTCTAAACTAGAGGCAGGACTTGTAGGCCATGGATCGTTAGTATAGTCAGTAGGTTTAACAAGTACATCTGAAGGAGTTTGATAAATCAATAAATCATTAGGATTTACAGGTGCTATATCAGTGAACTGAATAATTTGAGGATTTTCTTGAAATTGAATTTCATTTAAACTGATTTCAATATCTTTCTTAGTGGTATAGGATCCATACGCACCAATTCTAAACGCCCATTCTTCGTTGTAATCAATCTCACCGTGCAATACTGCTTCACTGGCCTTACTTAATTTTGTAAAGACATTCTGCGTACCTTTTTCACGAATAAATCCTTGATAAAATTTATACTGGCTGATAGGATCGACAAAGATGTTATCCATGTAAGGTCGTGGTTGATATCCAGTAAGATGTTGTGCCATTTTTTGTTGAGCACTGTCAAAATTATCAATATTAAGATTGTAAAAATCTTGGAATTGATTAATTTTATAATCAAAGTTTGGCAGTAATTTTGGTGTAGGCTTACCGGGAAGTATTTGCCATTCACTAAATTTAAATGTGCTTGTTCCTGAAATTTTTGTTAATGCAGAATAATAATTGCCAACGTATTGTACAACATCGCCTATTCCATAATCAGTGTATTCAGTCCATGAACCAATAGTTGCTTGATCATAAATGAATCCCGGAGCATTTAAGCCGCCGTCCCACCCGCCAGTTATAAAGCCCACTAATTTAATTCTAGCTTGTTTATATCCTGTTTCGATGTCATAGATAATGTCACCAAAAATAGACTGGTTACGCAGTACAATAGCATGTTCTGTTTGAATAAAATTCAAACGCACAAAGTAAATACCATCCTTTGGATTTAAAGTATTAATGGTAATAGATCCAGGCTGTCTAACAATATTAATATAATCATTTGCTAACGGTGTTCCATCTGATTTCAATATGCTATAATCAGTTAATGGATCTAATAAATTGTCAGCTACTGAATCAGTAGATGTAAATGTCATGTTGTTAGCAAATGGAGATAGCGTGATAACACTACCACTTGCCCATGCCTGAGTGGTCCAGAATAATAATTCTTTAGCTGTAAAATTCCAATCAATAACTTCACTAAGGTCAGTATTGAATTGATCAAGCACAAGACCTTGTTGTAACAACCATTGGCCATATCCCATGATTGTGTAATACAATTCTTGTAAACTTGTAAATTCTGTACCGTAAGGTATGGTCGTTACTGTGTCAGAATAAGTAATTGCCTTAAGAACAGATATTCCTCCAATAATAGGAGCACTAGGTAACTGCACAAAATAAGAAGAATTAAAAGTCGATCCTGCTTCGTGACTTATTTTTACTCTATACCATAAGTTATTGTAACTTACCAATTGACCTGCTTGATAGAAATTTGCATTTGTACTTGCAACTGCTGTAGGACCAACAGCAACATCAACTGTGGTCGGACTAGGAGTCCATACAACATACTCTTCGGTTCTACCACCAACAGTAAATGCAGGGTCTGTGCTATTTGCAGTAGGATAATAACAATTGAAATAAGGATGTAACTTATCATATCCTCTAAGAACAAATCCAGTATCTGTTCTTTCCACAATAATACCAGACACTCCTATTGATTTAACAGGATTACTTCTATTCAAGAAAACTTCATAATCTTCATTAGGAAGAGCAACACCAGGATTTTTAGTAGCAGGGTTAACAGAGACAATAATAATATCTATTTTATCTTGATTAACAAATCCGCCAACCTTGTACATCAAATTCATTGTTAGATTTTCTAAATCTTGAGATAGATCGGATATAAATGAACTTTTCTTTTGTCTACCAATTTCGACAAGAATAGGACTATACCCTGCACTTAACGTAGCAGTGCCTGTAGAAATGTAACCAAATATTGATAAGTTAGATAGATCAATAAATCCCTTGTTAGAATAAACATATTGACCAGCAAGATTTTTATTCATTCTACTTGTATCAAACATTGTAGAAGTATACTTTGCAGGGCGAGCTAACGCTAATAAAATTTGAACTGCAAATGGCCATAGACTGCTTCTTCTCCAAGCAGATTCAACTGGCCCAATGTCTCCAAACTTCCAATCTAAATTTGTTTGATTAGGATCTAATCTTTGTGCTAGGCCAATCTTTGCCGGATCTAATAAATTACCGCTCGCATCAACTGGAATAATTGAAGTTAGTCCTGGACGAGCATAAAGAGAATTAATTGTAACTCCTGCAGGATCTTTGATAGTGCCTGCTTCTAAATCACTCCATAGCAATAAGTTACCAGAAGTGTAAGGTGCTGGACCGTATACACTTGTCCACCATGCAGGCATTGTAGAAAATCCTAACATCTCCCAAGGACATGTATGAGGGCGATCTGTATCGTAGAAGAATTTAAATATCCCTCTCCAACCACCTGGCAACGGTACATTGTTTAATGCGTTTATTGAAGAACGATAGTTCCACGATTTAGGATCATCAGAAGATGTAGTATTTCTAGAATAATCTAGACCATAAAATCCTGCCCATTTAAAAAATTCCGGAGCAAGTATGTCTGATATTTCGCTGTAAGAATAATCGTTAGATCTAAAGGCTCCTGGCATTACTTCGTTGATATCGAATAAATCAGAATCGTATTGAGTTTTAATATTGTTATAAATTCTTCGTTCTAATTCTAAAATTATTCCATCTCTATAATCACCGTAGGCAACCATTATACTGCCATCATGTCCTTGAATTACTAACTGAGGGCCATTAGCGTATGTATTATCTAAATAAATTTGTGGAACAAATGACGGATACAATCCTAATTTTGTAGGAGAGTAAGGAACGAAACATCCTGCGGTTGAAGCATAGTCTCTAATAGAAAGAGTATCGCCTTTATTTAAAGAACGCAATACATAAAATACAGGATCTACACTATCAAAGGTGTAGTCAACACCGTTAATCAATTGTTCAGTTATGCCAGTATTAACATCTGTATAATAGATTAACACAGATCTCAACGACAATTCTGTTGAACTAAACACACTGTTTAACGCATAGGTTGTATTTCTAGAATCTGTTACGGTCCAAGTATTACTTGTAAAATCTTTACCATACGCTACCATATCTGAACTTGAGTAAGGGAAATTAATATCCTTGTTTAAGTTCATGTTGTGTAGAATAATATCCAGTGCTTCAGCCGGAGTATATGTTCCGCCGATACTTAGCATACGATGGAAGAATCCTAACTTAAATTGTGAATATTGTAATGCGGCTTTTCGAAGACTTGATACAACGCTATTTTCTTGATTGGAGATAAAATAACCAGCAAAAGATGCAGGAGTATTGTTAGAAATTAATCTAGTTCCATAATTATTAAAATCACCTAAATCTCTAATGTTATTATCACCAAAGAATGTGCCTCGGAATAGAGGATGTGTATCAGCCATAGTTTCAGCATGGTCTGATAATTCTGCCAATGTAAATTGTTCAATAGGACCATTGAACGGATTGTTTGTATAGTTTATAGCAACTTCATAGTATCCGTTGTCATTTGGAATAGCATCTGTGTATAATTTAAACAAAACTCTATCATTAACATTTAACGGAGTTGTAAAATTTACAAAATATCTATTTCTATCAGCAAATAAATTAAAGTCACTCGCTTCAAATTTTCTAACATCGTTAACAAATACACTAACAGAGATAGTTTGATATCCTGGATTATCAACTGCGATGATTTCTATTGATGTAGTCGCTGTAGTTGTTACTACTTGGCTTTGAATAATAGGAATGGAATATGTCTGAACAGGCGTCCACACATTTTCATACGCAGGAGTTCCTGACTGATTATTAATTTTTAAAAAACCTAAACTAATAGGAATTGTAGTTGTAACTGATTGGTTTTCGATTACCATTTCATCTGTCATGAAATAGTTGTTAAACAAATAGTATCCTTGGTCAGCAATAGTTTTATATAATAATGGAAACCCTAGTACACTATCATTTGATCCATTACCTACTGCATAGTTAAACAAATACGTACCGTCAAATGTGTTGTTTACATAATGATCGATGTTTCCATAACTAATACCGTTTTTATCTATAACATCAAAACGTGGAAATTGATTAATGGTTGTTTTTTCCTGAGCCTCAATCCAGGCAGTTCCGTTATACCACCAACTAGTTCCTTTATGTGTTTCTCCGTACAAGACAACTACACCATCGCCGATATTTGGGGTAGCATCAGTTGCTCGATCTAGACTTATAACAAAGTTTCCGTTTAATTTAACAAAATTAACAACAAATGTAATACCGTTAACCAACGGATCAGGATCTGCTGTAAAAATAACTCGATCACCTTGACCTAATAAAACACCGTCAACGTAATAACCTATTTGTCCTTCTACCTTAGAAAACGCATCAGTTGTAGTAGTATCAATGTGTTGAATGTTTGGCTTAGCAACAGAACCAAAATTAAACAATTGAATGTTTGGTTTAAATTCAACAATAGGACGAGTAGCTCGAGCAGTTTGATCAAACTGAGCAGTTGTTCCGTTGTATGCGGCTGTTTGTGTTATAACATCTTTATGGAACCAACGATTATATCTAGTCCACGGATTTAAATCTAAACTACCTCTATTAATTGTGATATATTCAGGAGTTAATGGTAGGGTTGAAAAATTATCGAATGGAAACTCATCGAAATTTGTACCGTCAAAATTTTCATCGTATGCAGAAGAATAAGATTCAGGAACTTGTAAAGAGTTCAACGGAATCAATCTAATCGCACTACCAACACCGTCAACAATAAAATCATACCCAGCATATTCAGCAGGAGTAACCGATCCCGTAAAATTAACTTTAAGGCCATTAGTAAAAACAACGCCATTTCCAGAAGTATAATTTTGTTTTCCTAAAATTTCTTTAGTAATATCGATAACTGAGTCAGCTTGAATAGATTTAACAATAATTTCGCCACCTACTAATACATCATCGTCGGCGACATAATATAAAACAGCAGGTGTATCTTCATCAACAACTAGTGTAATAGTCCCTGATGAAATACCATTATTAGTAATTGTTGTTCTAAACGCTTGGCTTGCTCCGCCAACACGACGAGTCTTAATCCAAATTTTATGTTTTGAATTAACATTAAAATTATAAGTTATTCCTCGATATAGTGTTAAAGTAACATCCGGAGTTAATCCATCTGGTGTTACAATAATATTTTCACCGCTTTGTGCATCAGTTATTGTATAAGTGCTTATTGCATTTTTTTGTAAACCTTCAACTGTTACTGAATCAGGACCTACAGGCAACCAATAATATTGGTCGAAGTTAACGAACTTATCCCAATCAATATGAGGATTGTATGAATAGTACTCAGGTTTAAACAATCGATCTAAACGGGTAGTATTCCCACCCTCGAATGCAATTTGATTAATTAAATCATCATATCCAAATGTGCCATTAATATTTTGATATTGATCTCTCACAACCACCGCCGGTGCTAATTGATAATCTTTTCTTAATGGCATTGTTTCGGGGATGTACCGATCTGTTGCGGGATTATATGTTTTTGTATCGGTGCTACCTGCCCAGGCATTTATACGATCTAGTTGAGGCGTTTGTATTAATTGATCAATAGTTGCTGATAAAAATTTAGTATTTTTATCTGTTCTAAAGATCGAAGGAAGTAAATTTATTGATTTTTTATCGTTAGAGTTTGACATCCGTTACTATCCTTACGCACTGGTTACTAGAGTTGAAGTTGTGTTTAGCACAGTAGAAGTAATAGAATTTACTATTTGAATATTATCTACTGTTGCCGCATTAATAAAAATCTGATCCGACTGGCAAGCAATTTCATATAAACTACCAAATGAAACATTTGCTGTAGGAACAATTACAAAATTTGTAATGTTAGGTGTTAACAAATTCATAACATAGGTTGATAATTCACTGAAGTAAAAACTTTGACCAAAGTCCCAGTTTTCAAGAGCAAAGAAATCGTTGATTGCACTCATGATAGAATTTTTAATTTCATTTTCGCTAATTGATACCGCCGGATTTATAACTGCCTTAAATGTTGCTTGTAAATTAGGTGTTGCGGCAGAACCAAATAGCGGTATGTATGTTACTGGTTGATATATAATTTCATCACTGATTGCTTTGATAGGTTCTAGCACAGCGGCATAGTTATTTTCAAGATCTGAACTTGTAGGCGGCATAGGCTCTGCACTAGTCGCACCGTTTGATAACCAAGATCTATATGCTGTATCGTATGAAGCATTTAAAATATAAACTTCCATAATATTCATTTTACTTGGATCTAATCTGCGATCATCACCGCTATTGTGTTGATATTGGAACTTTAATCCTGTACGGCCTGGCTGGGCAAAATAACTAGGTTGTATATCGTAAGTTGCTGTTACAGGGTTATATTGTGTAACGACATTTGCATCAGTATCATAAAAATAATATAAAGTTGCAGTGTTAGGAGTTGTTATAAATGTCTCATTGGGATATGCAGTAATAGGAGTAGTCGAAGTATCTACAATAGAATAAGTAGATCCATCTGAGCTTGTTTGGAAATACACAAAATTACTTAGATATCCAGTTTGAGGTGATGTATATGTAGGGTTGGCAATAATCGTAAATGCATCAGGATCGTGTATTTGACCAGTTAATAAATCTGAGAAGAAAGAAACTTGAACTTTTTTAGGTTCAATATATCCGTCAGACTCAACTACTGTATTATCAATTTGCCAATCAAAATCTTGACCAAGTGGATAAGAAGAATTAGGAATATTATTAATTCCTAATACAGTAACGCTATCTTTAACAATGGTATTTGTTGTATAATCAAAGTTTACATTTGTTGGATCAAAGAAGAAAGATGTTTCAGCAAGACTTTCAAACAAATATTTTGTACTTCTGTAGAATACTTTATATTCGACACCAGTCCACTGGAAACTGACAATCCAACTTGCATCCTTATTAGTATTAGTTGCATCTTGTTGAAATAACAAACTAAAATCACTAATTAAATCTAAATTAGTATCTGTAATGATATACCAAGATCTGCTAGTTGCAGAAAAACTTAAACCAAAATTTCTATACGCTGAACACAAATTAACAATTTCAGTTTGTACACTTGTAGGTAGTATACTTTCAAACTGAGGGATAACTTGTGTAAACAAACATCCTGTAGGAACATTTCCTGTAACAATAATAGGACCGGTGCCATTTGATAATGCGCCCTGTCCTGCATTTGCACCATCGCCAATTACGTTTGTAATTTGTATCCAACGATAGTCTACGGTGGTGTCATCTTGAGTAGTTGTAAAGTTTCCATTAGGCAAGAAATATCGCTGTGCGCCAGTCGCTGGATCAGTTCCTGGTAGCACTTTTACTAACGCACCGGTGTATGCATACTGTAAATTATTAGACGAAAAATATCCAACTTCTTGCGGAACAGACTGCGATGGTCTATTTTGATAAAGAGTTTTGTTTACAAAATAACCAGTAGACTGACCAGAACCTGCTGTTACCTGAATCCAAACGACACCCGGATCACTTAAATCTGGTCGTGGCCAATTATCATAGTAAAATGCAGTAACTTCATTTGAGTCAATAATAGGAGTTACTCGGTTTGTAACAACGGAGTAAATGTCATTGTTTCCAGTAAATGAAAATTGAAAATTCTGTTGTGAATATTCTTTATATAATGCTCCATCTGAAGCAAAAATATTTGTACTAGAATATTTTCCACTAACATCAGCTAAATCGTAGAATTTACTAATACCACTACTTACACGATTAATACTTTTAACTTTAAGGATGTCTGTGCCAGCGTTTAACGGAGCAATATTATAATCTTCTCCGGTGATCATTCTGTTTTGTGTATAATATACTTGAGGGGCTTTGTTTTTGATATCGCTAATTGTTTCTGCGCCCGAACTATTTGTAACAGTATATTGAAGTGATAAAGTAATAGACAATGTTTGACTTTGTCCATTCTTATTATAATAAGGAATCTGTACTAACAAACCTCTCATTTGATCAGGAGTAATTGAATATGTCAATCCGTTACTTTGTCTGTAGAACAAATTAAAATTACCTTGAGGTAAGTTACCAAAGGCACCGTCAGCAAAGTTTAAATCAATTTGATCATTTACTCTAGATGTTACTGAATAGATGTTGCGTTGTTTATTTGAGATACTATTATAAATGACGTTGTTTCCTGTAACAGAATCAACTTTAGTCCACAAATTAGCATATCTGTTATTTGCATCTAGTTGCCATAACCATACATCTGAATCATTAATGTCGGGAGCATCTACTCCAACGATTTCATTTGTAACAGGATTAGTCACTGAAAAACTAGATACACTTAACGCACCTTGTTTAAATGTTACAAAGAAGCCAGAATTATTAGAGCCCGCTCCTTGTCCATCATTTTGATAAATGTAGGTAAAATTGCTTCCAGGTAATGGAGTGGATTCGTAGACGTAACTTTGTCCAGAAAATGTAGAAGGAACAATTTCAAAGGCCATTGAATTACCGTTAATGGCTCTAGTAAAAGAATAAACCGGAACATCTAAATTAGATGAATTAACACTATATTGTTCAGTAGGAACGCCATTAATTGTACTTCTATCATTAGGGGTACCGAACGCATAATGCCCTGGCATTGCTGAATTTAAAATACTAACAAACTGTTGATACCAATTGCTATTAGTAGGGTCGTTCCAGTTAACTTGTTGGTTTGCTAAGTTGATACCGCTAGCATCAACTACGTTATCAGTGGTCTTAACACCTGTTATTTTAATTAATCCAGTTGCAGGAGTATTTCTAGTAGCACTATAGTTAATCAACTGTGCTAGTTGAATAACGCTGTCTTGTTTTTGTGCAGTTTCTAAAAAGTTTTCGCGAGCGTTTAAATCAATGCGAAAACTTAAATATTGTGCTACAAAGGCTACTAGCTCAATTAAAGCAATGTACTCGCTAGAATCAATGTAATCGTTGAAGTCTTCAGGATATTTCTGATTAAGGTAATTAATCATTGTTCTACGAATTGTTTCAAAATCGTAGCTGGTGAAGTCCGCATTTGCGAACGTTTGATATATCTTTGTCCAATCTTCTGCGACAAGTAGTTTCGAGTTAGTTGCTGGTATCATATACGCTATCTTACCTAAGTAGTAACGTATTTATGGCGAAAATAAACCTGGTATATAATATTAAGCAGATGCAATACCTACTTCAGAATCGAAGTTTAGCATTAGGTTTTGACTTTGATTAGTGCCGTTTAACAGCATAGTTACTTCAATAATAAACCCCTGATCTGCTTCGGTGATATTAATTTGAGTAGGTGTTACTCGAGGATCAGAATTTAAAATTCTGTTAAGATCGTCTGTAATTTGTTGCTTAACAACCGGTGTCAATGGCTCAAATATTAAATCCCAAATAATTGTTCCAAACTCGGGTTTCATTACTCGTTCGCCTTTGCGAGTGTTAAACTGATTTAATAAATCTTGTTTAACAAGATCAAAATCATAAAGTTTAACACTTCGTGTTGTATTGTCTTGCGAACTAAACCCGACGTAGAATTGGCTAGTCTTGTTAGTATGCTGACTATTGTATTTTGCGGGTGTAAGAACTATACTTTTGTATGCCATGATATGTTATTTATTGGCTTCCTGAACCAGACTGAACTACGTTACCTTGACTATCTGTCAACGGAACTCCTGCCCCTGTACTCACAGTATACCCTTGAAGTTGTGATAAGAATGCATGATAATAATCCATCTTTTTAGCGTAGATGTCCGGAGAATTTACTCCAACTGATGCAATAGCGGCATTAATATATTGAGGATCGTTTTGATCTAAATGACAACGTTTCTTAAAATATGCTACACATACCTGTGCACCTAGAGTAATATCATTGACTAGATCAGGATTATTAACTAGATCTAGCCCAGTTAAAGTAGCATACTGTTGATAATTTCCTTTGCCTGTTAATTGAATATATCCTCTACCATAATACTTGCCTCCATCAGAGTCAGTCTGATTACCTAAGAAGTTTGCACCTCGGAATGATGGACCGTAGAAGAACGAGAAGAAGTCTTCCCTTGAACCTGTCCAACGAGCATACTTGTTAATGACATCGGCAGATGCACTACGGAAAATTTGTTTCAAACGTTCAGGAGAATAATAAAATGCTTCGTTCTGAGGAATCCATCCTGATTCGCCACCGGCAATACCAAGAATAGAAGCAACTGCATACGGGCTTGTGTATCCTGCTTTGGCACAGGCCGCTTTAAGTGCCGCAATGCCTGCTTGAGCTTTAGGATTAGTAATTGCTTTGGCCGCGGCTGGCGAAACTGTTCCGGGAATAAAACTAGATAAGTTTGCAGGCGGTGCAGTGTTTCCGGATGAAACAACGTCTGGTCTCGATGCGGCCGCTGTATCAGTATTAGCAGGTGTAAACGCACTAAAATTAATATTTTCATGCTGGTCCCATGGCTCATGCATAGGAACACGTTGCATAATAGTAGTCAGTGGACTTCCTTTATAGAAGTTTCCATTACCCCAACCCGAATCAGCATTTCTTGTAGGAACGTTGTAAGTAGGTATAGGACTAGGAGTATCTGCTGTCTGGGCCGCAGTAGCAGGAGTAGCGGCACCTGCGGCGGCCGCGGCTGGACCGTTTTGATGAATTGCACTAGCAGATGCTAGGTATAAACCGGCCGCACCAACATTAAAGTTTCCGCCTGTACTTTGCAACATATCGCCCTCAGACAATAGGTTCATTGTTTTTGCGGCTGATGCATAAATTGCACCGTTGGCATCTATTTGTATATTTTGAGATGCAGATTCATAAAGACTGCCGCCTGACGAAATGTGCATGTCTGATGCAGATGTTTGATACATCACGTCTGCAACTGCAATGTGCATGTCAGCACCGACAGTTAGTTTGTAATTATTGTTAACCGTCCAATCTAAATCTTGTGCAAAATCGATCTTAACATTATTGTAAACAATCATATAGAAATGATCAAATACGTTAACATCCATTGCCTTATTAGATTTGATGTTAAAATTTCTGCCTGATTCAATATTAATATCACGATCAGCACGGATGTTTAAATCGTTTTCCGAATGGATACTTATAGAATCTTTTGCATAGATATCTATCTTGCCATTAGAAGTAAGTTCTACCCATGCAGTGCCTTTACTATTGCCTATATAAATTAAATCCTGGCTGTTATGCATTAGGATTTGATGTCCGGTTCTAGTACGAATTCTAACCAATTCGTTCTGACCATCTTTGTCACCATCATCCATGACAAATTGTGTGCCACCTAATCGACTAACAGGCACTTTTACATTAGCAGGATAACCAATAGTACCTTCTTTATAGTTTGTATTTGTTGCCGACGAATCTTTATCAATAGGTCCAGGAGTACTGATACCAAATACCATACTAGGCACTTCTCGTCTAGCACTGCTAGAGGTCACACCTCTTACATTATCAAGTAATAATCCCTGTGCTAATAATCTATCTGCAAAAGGATGCACAGGTTTCGTAAACTTGTTAATATCTGCAGGAGTTGTTTGATCGCCTAGTTTACGGGTTTTCTTATTAAATTCAGTTACAGGAAGATTTTTTGTACCGTACTTTGTTTGCTGATCTTGAGATAGTTCAGTATTTTGACTAGCCGCAATGCCTGGAATTTCATAGTTCTGATATCTATCAGGGATACATCCTATCCAAAATCCCTGATTAGGATCCCCATTGACAAATATACATAATACAGTTGTACCAATATCGGGAGGTACTGCCCACCAGCCGTATGCCTTTTGTGCATCTCCCGGACGAGATGAATCATTACCTTCCCAATCAATATTGCTAACTCCGTAGAATGGACTTAGATATTGAACAACATAAGTTTCGCCGCTAATATCTTGCGAATTTGTAGTAGACTTCAATAAAGAAACTTCTACTGCACCCATGTAGGTAGGATCCAAGTGGTTGGTAATAATACCCATCCACGGCCCTGCATTTGGCAAAGGTGATCTTATTCTTTTAAATTCGCCCATATTATGTTATCAATTGTTGTACGGAATTTAAGGCTCCGGCGGCCACTGTTTTTGCACTAGATAATGCTCCACTTAATGCAGAGCCTGGACTAGGCAGACTATTTAAAGGATTATTCATTAACGAAGTCAGAGGACTGACTGCGGAATTTAAATTTGCGGCCGAAACTATCAAGGGAGGGGTTAATGATAACGCAGAAGAGTCAACGCTTGCAACATTAATAGTCCCGTCAGAATTAAAGAAATTAGTCGTATCAATTCCTGATATACTTGCATAACTGTTAAGTTGATCTTGCAAATCTGATGCAGATAGATTTTGTAAATCCGAAAGTTGGCTTGTTAAATCTCCTGAATTGAGATTTAGATCAGCAATAGAGGTGCCTGCCTGGCCAGCCGCCGATGCAATCGCAGACATAGGACCGCTTAATGAAGTAGGACTTACTCCTCCTAAATTACCAGTTAATGCACTTGCGGCCGCACTTGCTGATCCTGTTAATTGTCCTACTTGTCCTGCTAATGCGCCTGCCGCATTTGTTGCCGCATTTGAGACCGAACCAAACTGTACTCCAACTGCTTTAACATCTGATGCAATTGAACTTAATCCCATCGGAGCTGTCAACGCACCACTCAATAAACCGTTTGGAGATAAATTTAAACTACCTGCGGCTTTGCCAGCAAGACTAGATAAATTCGATAACGATGCTGATAATGATGTAGGTAATGCAGAGGCCGCAGATGTCACATTAGGTGTTATATTTCCGCCTTGCTCAACATTAATTTGTTTTGCCAGAGCTTGCATGTATGCAGTGGGACCTAATGCATCTGCTAATGATACATCTGGTCCAGGTGCTGTGGTAGGAGGTATAGTGATTGGCAAATTCTTAATAGATGCCGCAGTTAAATTGTATGCTAGTAATCCGTTATTGGTTGCCTGTGTTAAATCAACACCGGCTGGCATTGACTTAGCAACATTCGCAATTTGATTTACTACATTACTATCAAGCCCAGCACCTAATCCCGACAGCTGAGACGGATCAATTCCTAACTTAGCAGAAATCTCCGATGCATTGCCAGACAATGCCGATGTGATTTGAGATTTTACATTTGCTATGTCAATAGAGGATGCTCCGCCGTTAACTATACTTGCCACTCCCGGAACATTGCTAATTGCACCTGTTACGTTGTTTAACGCACCTTGCGCGGCCGCGGCTGGATCAGTTAACGCGGCTGTAGGAGATGTTAGACTACTTGTGGCAAATTTTGCAAGGCCAGCGACTGTCGATAATCCGCTAGTGGCCATACGTGCTACAGACGAAACTGTACCAATCGCAGACGACAATGCAGGATTAACAAGACCAAAATTAGTTGCATTATTCAATTTTGTTATTGCTCCTATTCCTTGTTGCAACACACCAGATGCCTGATTTAATAATCCAGAACCTGCTCCTACTGCATTAGAAAAATTAGAAAGCACACCAGGAAGACCTGGACCAACTGTTCCCCTATTGACCATATTTGTTAAACTAGGAACATTAGGGCGAGCTCCAGAATTTGCAGTATTAGGATTTGCAGAATCGTCAGTTGATTGACTACCCAACTTCGGTGTCTGAATCGTTTCGTAAGCCGCAGATTTAGCGCCAGGTGCTTGTCCAGGGATACGTATTGTGTTTAAATGTTGTTTGAAGACACCGTCTCTAAATGTGCTAACTACCTTTAATACTCTATATACTCCGCTGAAATCTGCCACAGTATCAAACTTCATTAAGCCAGTTGACGTATCTATATCAGAAGGATTTCCAAACTTAAGAATAATCATCGACTCTGATTGATTAATATTTGCTTGACCATCATCTGTAATCGCAGGATCTTTTATAGCAGGCAAATAATTACCAGCGCCTCCGGCGCAGACAAAGTAAGGATCTCCTAAAATATCTAACTCAGCTTTAAGCTGACTAACACTATTTAAAATTGCTTCATGCGCGGCCTTTTGTTGTAACCAAAACGGATCTGTTCTTTGCGGACCGCTATTCATTTTTGATTCGTTAGCATAACCTGTTGCTACAATAGGAGTACTAGGAACTGGTGCTTCTACACCAGAATTTACTGCACCTGCTGGTTTAACATCTTTTACATCATTTGTAGCGCCAGCGGTTTGACTTGTGCCGTCATTTGTTTTATTACCGTTCCCTGCGTTTGCTTCTTGAAAATATAGATTATTAAAATCTAATTTAAAACTTAGTATATCTGTGTTTTTTCCAGAGTATATATAACTGTAAGCACGTTTAACTAATGGAAATAAATCAGCAGGGTCGTGTTGATTTGTTTCTTGACCTGGTAATTTTGTGTAATGGACTTTCCACGGCATTACAAGATATTGCCAAGTGTGTATTCTTAAACCAGTAGTAGAATCGATTATATCCTCAGGAACTGCGTTAATATGAATTTTAAAATAATCAATCATACCTTGTGCATCTTTAGCTTTTTGTACATCAGCTAAAATTGTTCTTAGATATTCACTATCACGAATAACAGATGCAATAATATCATGTATCTGAGAATTTTCTGCAAACATGATAGCAACTTTATCTGGACTACTAGATGTTGCGGCCGCGCTCTGTGATTGTTGAAGAGCAACTTCTTTTTGTTGAGAATCTGTTAATCGAGGATCACTGGCGGCCGCGGCGGCAGAGCCTCGCCCTGCGCCTGCACTAGAA